TACACCAAACTCGGCGATCGGTGGCAACACCATCACGGTCAATGTTCAAGGAGCAGACCCTCAAGCAGTCGTACGAGCTCTTCAGGATTACAATCGCACCGCAGGCCCAATCCCAGTAAACACTCGAGCGAACTGATGACCAAACAAGTTTGGAAGATAGAACGGTTTAGCGCAGACAAGACCTCCGATGTCATGTCATTCACTTACTCCACAGGCAGACAGACACAGTTTGACTCTTGGTCGCCCGGTTCACTAGTGCTGACTATCAGAAACAATTCAGGGCAAGCGAACGGTTACGACTTAAACGACAAAATCATTCTTACCGCAAGTGGCACCGATTGGTACCAATGGTTCTATGTTCAAGAAGTTTTGTTCAACGATCTGCCGGGCATTGGTGAAGGTTCAACCGCAACTATTATTTGCACTGACCTACTTGGGCGTATGGGTAGGATTTCAGTCTTTGAAGAATCAATACCAAGTGCTAAAACTCTTTTGCAAATATATAACGAATTTAATTCGTTAATGCCAACAGGTACAACAATTTTGATTCTTGCTGATGGTGACTCAACTGCCGCCGCTGACGCTTCTTATACGGGTACAGCCCTAAATCGTCTCAACTTAAACATGGTCACGGAGCAAGGTTGGTTACAAAACTTTGGAGACGCGTTAATTTTGGCTTCTCGAAGTGCTATGCAAGACCTTGTTCCAGAGGCCGTCACATTTGCTCGAAACACAACCGTTCTAGATGTTTACCAGGTGGGCTATTCAGACATCAAGCGAATTGCGCTCGGTTCAAACTATCTCAATTATTGTTTTGTGACACCGCCAGTAGCAGTACCGCAAAAAGCGTCTAACGCTACAGGCATAGCAGAGTTCGGGATATACGGTGCGGAGTTCGTGACCGTGGATGACAGTGCAACTCAAGCGGATTCTTTTGCTTCTTGGCAAGTTCAATCACGAGCTGACCCTGAACAGTTATCTTTCCGCATTAGCGTTTCCGACACCGCTAATGAACTTGAATGGCTTTTAAATGCTATGAGTAGTGCTTTAGCGGTAGTAACTGTTTCTTACGAGATCCCTGGATACACCTCAGAGGTTACATCTCAACAGATTATTCAAGGATTTACAATGTCAGTTACCCCTTCACGAACTGACATGCAGATCTTTACTAGCCCGCTGACTTACACGGACTTTTTTACCCTCGATTCGGCTACTTTTGGTATTCTTGGCGGGCCAGCAGTCGCATCGGCTACATACAATCAAAATATAAAGTACAATAAAAACACATACACATATAACGGCGTGTTTGATGGCAATGGTGGAAGGTTAGGTTGGTAATGGCAAGCACATATCCTACAAGTTTAGACAATTTCACAAATCCGACTTCTGCTGACACTTTGGCGAGTCCGGCTCATGCGACTCAGCATGCTGACATTAACGACGCTATGGAGGCAGTCCAAACAAAGTTGGCTATCGGCAACACGGTGATAGGCACTTACACGGCTTTTACGCCGACATTCACTGACTTGACAGTTGGCAACGGAACATCTACGGCAAGGTTTAGTCGTGTCAACAATGTCGTAAACTATTACGGCTTTTTTACTTTAGGAAACACTAGCGCGGTAACGGGCGGCATAAGAATTACTTTGCCTATAACTGCAAATTCAATTTACAGCACTTTAAACGGAATTATTATGGGTGATTTAACTTTGTACGACACATCCGCAGGCACTTGGTATCAGGGCAATGTAATGAGTATTGGCAGCACAACTCTAGGTTTAACAAGATTGTGGGTTGCCAATGGAACCATTGTTACAAACATGAGCGAAACAAGTTCCTCAAGTCCTTTTACCTGGGGTACTGGCGATCAAGTTATTTGGAACATTACATACGAGGCGGCATAATGAACCTATTAGCAGACCACGAAACTAAAGCACCCGACGAATGGCTACTAGAACGGATGAGGCTACGCCGTGACGCCCTACTGCTCGAGTCCGATTGGGCGATGATTGCCGACACACCAACGGACAAAACGGCATGGGCGACCTACCGCCAACAGTTACGGGACTTCCCTGCTACATGGACACCATCCGCAACCGTTACTTTTCCTACAGTAAAGGCATGACATGACGATCAACTCAAGTTTCCAAGTGGGGTCTGTTCTCACTGCGGCACAGCAAAATAATTTTGGACGAGGTTTAGCGGCGGACATAAAGAAAAGCGAAACGACAGACTCAACGATCACGACAACTGAGGAAGTCATGCTCACCCTCACTTTTAGTCAAGTGTCAGGCCGCAACTACCTTTTCACATATATTGAACCAAACTTGACAGGCACAGTAGCGACAACTGCGACAGTCAGATTTCGAGAAACAAACCTTGCGGGCGGTATTTACAACACTTTAAGAACCCAAGTTGATATTGCTACCAATGCAACCTCGGTTGCCCAATATGTTTATTGTGCAGGCACTTCAAGCTCGCTTACTATTGTCGCCACAATTCAGGCTGGTGCAGGCACAATCACGGCGACCCGATCATCGTCACAGATCGCCAACATGTTCGTCACCGACATCGGCACCGGGTATGTGTATACAACATGATTCTCTCTAATCCTCCCAAAGCGTTAATTGTTCTTGTTGCCATCATCTGTATCACTGTCCTCATGGCAGTCGGCAAAATTGACCAGTCCGCTGGAACAGGAATGCTTGGAACGATTGTCGGCTACTCGGTTGGCAACTCAATTAGACCGAAGAACGGCGAACAAGTGCCGCCGATCATCTCAAAGAAGAAGTAATGACCGACTTTCCTGTTCGCCCAGTTGTCAAGCCCGCCGATCTGACACACGCGATGAACGGGCTCCTTCGCAAGGATGTCCTCCGCAAGATCGGGCCTGCGTCTGGTGAACTTCACCGCCACGCTGCAACCGCTTGGAATTGTCTGAAGTTGGCAGCATTCTTTGACGAGATCTCGCTTGATCATGTTGGTGCATACCGCACACTGTCAAGACAGACTTCACTCTTTAAGGAGCGGTATTCTTTGACACCGCAAGGCCGAAACATCACCCGCAAAATGAACGGGCAGATCTACTATCTGCGCGACGGATTTGCACCGAGTTCAAGCCCCGGAGCGAGCGTTCACGGCTGGGGGCTTGCGATAGATGTCGCCCACGCATCGGGCAAAAGGCTTGAATGGTTGCTCGCTGGAAACGCTGAGAAGTTCGGCTGGTTCTGGCAAGTCGCCAACGGTCCACAAGCAGAGCCATGGCACATTCAGTATGTGTGCGGAGACGCTCCTCCTCGAGGTGTGCGCAACGCTCTCGCCGTTTTCCCAGAGTTGAATGCTTGACATTGACCGTCAGGCTTAGTCAAATGACTGAGCCAAGAGTCCGCATCTGCGGGCCGACAACTGGAGGCAATCCATGAACCCATTCAAGTTTCTAGCCCTAACCTTCGGCTTATATCTTAGCCTTGTGATCGTGTTCGGAGGAGGTGGCAACGCCAGTCCCGAGCCGACACCGACACCGACGGTCTTTCCGAGAGTCACCGTGGTCATTTTGACACCTGAACAACAGATTGACAGGATTGCCGAACTGTCTCCGATCCCTACAACTACATTGGCTCCAGTGGTCATTGTGGATGTCTCTGACGACACCAAATGCCAACAGTGGCTTCAGACCGCGCTTGACGCTGGATGGCCCAATGATCGCAAGATCTTGGATCGGCTTGGTTTCATTATGGCTCGAGAGAGTTCGTGTCAGCCTGACGCTTGCTCACCTTCCGACAGTGGGAGACCATGCCGGGATTACGGCCTCATCCAAGGCAACTGGTACGCCCACCACAAATGGTGGGAAGACCTCGGCATTGCCCCTGAAGACATGTTTGACCCTTACACGAATCTTCGCTGGGCATGGCTCTTGTATTCGGGCCGTGAAGCAAATGGTCAATGTGGCTGGACACCGTGGTCACTCAAATGTTAATGGATGAACCGCCAATTCTCGGTCAGTGGGCTGATCGTGCCGAATGTCGTGGACACCCCACCTCATGGTGGTTCCCTGAAGAGTCACGCAGGAACGCCGCCGAAAGCAACACCGCCAAAGCGATCTGTCGGTCATGCCCAGTGATGTCAGAATGCCTCGAATATGCCATGCAATATTCCACAAGTTATATGGCTCTTCAAGGCATATGGGGTGGGCTCACTGTCTCAGGGAGACGCAAATTGGAAGCCGAACGCTACTGGATACAACTGACATCAAGAAAGGATCCTTGACTATGAGACACCCATCCGTCATGATAGGAAAACAAAACCCCGACAGGAGACCAAAATGGAAGAAGATTTTGCAAGACAAATTGTTCAAGAAATGGAAAAGACATCGGACACCTACCGAATCGTCATAGCCCATTTGCGCGGTCAGATCATCCAGTGGAAGAACATCGCTGGAGGTCTTGCTGAGTGCCTCATTGAACAGATGGATCATCCAGATGCGGAGAACGGATGGCACCTGAAGCAGATCGCCGAGTTCGCTCAAGCGTTGAAATATGATGGTGGCGAGTTAGATAGCGCGATTCATCTTGGCGAGTTCTTAAACAAGATGGAACTCTGATGGCACTTCCAAAAGATGTTGAACTGATTATGGATGCGAGCGTGTTCACTGTTTCGGTGGATGTCGCCGCTCGGTTACTTGGTATCGCCAAGACGACGGCCCATCACCATTACACCAAGACTGGGCATATCGCTTCAGGTGTACCAGTGATCCGAGTAGGGGATCGTGTTCTTGTGCCAACAATTGCGTTACGCGCCGCACTTCATATTCCTGAGCCAAAGGCAGGTCTCTGATGGAACTCGGCGACATCCTCAAGAAGTACGCGGTGCCAGACCCCGGCATAGTTTCCAAATTGCCCAAAGGCGGGATCCAGTTGGACTTCGTTGGTCACGCTGACATCACACGCATCCTCATTGAGATTGATCCTCTCTGGACTTGGGAGCCTTGCGGCTGGGTCGGTGGAACACCTGACATCCAAGTGGAGAACGGCATTGCAACCATGTGGGGCCGTCTGACCATTCTCAACAAAACCATGATCGGAGTCGGCTCCGCTCGAGCAGACAAGGGCGACTATCTGAAGGAGTTGATCGGCGACTTCCTCCGCAACGCATCCATGAGGTTTGGCATCTGTCTCTCATTGTGGACAAAGAGCGAATGGGAAGATCTTGGAGGCACACAGAAGCCCGCTGGAGGCTCTGCTATGCCAAGAACGCCTCAGAGTGCCACCTCGTCATCAGGGGATTTGCCGAGCGAT